GTGCTGGTACGCCTACCATTCAGCTTAGCTATACAAACCCTGCTTCAGGCACTGCTCGCCTGACTCCTGCAACCCCTGTTCTTCCAACTGCCGCAGCCACGGCTCCTGTTGGGCAGATCATCTATTCGGGTACGGGTGCTGGTAAGTATGGCCCCTTCATGCCTCTAGCGGCAGGCGACACGGGCATCTTGTCTATCCAGTCCATCAATCTTAGCGCCACAATGACATCGGGCTGTATCAACGTCGTGCTCTGTAAACCTTTGTTGACGCTTCCAATCACGGCGCAGGGCGTTGCCTCTGAGCGTGATCTGCTGAACCAACTGCCATCGCTGCCTCGGATTTACGACGGTGCCAACCTTCAGTGGCTGATCTATGCGGGCGCAGCAACACCCGTCAACAGCGCCTTCTACGGTTCGCTTGATGCGGCTTGGAGCTAACGATGGCGCTTCTGGGCAACTATTCACTCGTCAATAAAATCCCCGTCAAATATTTTGGCGGGACGACGGGTGATGCCCAAGTTAGAAGCAATTTCAATCAGTCTGGGCGCTACCGAAATCGGATGTACCCAGACCAAACTACCGTCACGTTGCCGCTGTATTCCGTGCCTACGGGATCGTACCCAACACTTGCGTTCATTATCGCGCAACGTGTTGGGGCGATTGCGTCCGGCAATCAGATTTTTGGTTCGGGATCATCAACCGGAAACCTAGCGGGTGGTCTAAACTCTGCCGCCAGCCTGTCCGGATCAGGCACGGTTACTAACGCCAATCTGACGCTCATCGCCCAGCTTATCGCGTCCCTCACGGGTGCGGGCGACGTCACACCACCGCCGTCATTGATCGGCAAGCTAGAGCTAATCAGTAACAACCTGACGGGTTCTGGTGCGGTTGCGGCAACGCTCACGGCGTTTGCGTCGGTTCAAGCTACATTGTCTGGCGCTGGATCTTTGGCTGTTGTGCCATACGCCACGGGTAGTCTGGCGGCGGACATTACGGGCCAATCGGACCTATCGCCACAAAGCCTAGCCGCTGCGGTCTGGAGCACATTGGCGGCACAATTCAACGCCAACGGCACGATGGGCCAAAAGCTAAACGCGGCGGCGTCCGGAAACATTGATTACGCTACGCTAGCGCAGGCCATCATAGACGCCATGAACGCTTCACCGCCTGATGTGAATATCGCAAGGATCAATGGTCTGGACGTTGACGGAGACGGCACGGAGGCCAATCCGTGGGGACCAGTCTAGCTTGGGGCAAATCGTTCGGCGGTGCCTGGGGCGCATCGTTCGGGCTGCGGGCTGAACCGGCTGACGTTGGCGGCGGCGGACCCGGCGGTAACAAGGGATGGGCGAATGAGCGCGCCAGGCTGGAAGCTAGGTTCTCTCTACCGGCAGAGATTGAAACCGCACGTGCCGTCCTGGCTAAATCCGATCAGCCAACGATTAAACGCGCCGCCAAGAAAATCCATGACTACAGCCAAGACCTAATCGCGATTGGTACGCTTGAACGCGAACTGGGCAGGCTTGACCGAGAGATTACGACACGTCAGAACCTGAATGAGGATATTCAAGAGGCGGCGGCTATCATGCGCCAGTATCTGCAAGACGAGCAGGACGCGCTTGATTTGCTGATCGTGAAATCGCAACAGGACGCAGCCGAACTCTTAGCGGCTATCGGGATTTTGACGTAACGCAGAAATTGACGTATTGTGCGTCATGGCTTCCATCCAGCCTTATCGGATGAGTGGGTATAAAATGAGCGAAGTGGCAGAGGCTAACGAAGAGATCATCGAAGTCGAAACCGAATCAAACGAACCGGAAGCTGAGACCAATTCCAGCGAACCGGAACCTGAGACGGACGACGAATCCGACGAAATCGTAGTTACCATTGGCGAGGAACCGCCCCCCGCCGACGAGAACACCGCAGCGCCGGAATGGGTCCGCGAACTGCGTAAGAATCACCGAGACCTTCAGAAGAAGAATCGGGAACTTGAAGACAAGCTAAAGGCCACCGTCGAGCCGGTTAAGACCGTCGATCTAGGCCGCAAGCCAACGCTTGAAGATTCCGATTACGACGCTGATGATTTCGAGCAAAAGCTATCTGGTTGGTACGAGCGCAAGCGCCAGGTCGACGAGATAAACGCCAAGGCCGAAGCTGAGAAGATTGATCAGCAACGGGCATGGCAAGCCAAGCTAGACGGATACGGTAAGGCCAAGGCCGAACTTAAGGTCAAGGATTTCGAAGACGCGGAGGACGTGTCCAAGGAAAAACTTAACGTAACGCAGCAAGGTATCATTTTGCAGGGTGCGGAAAATCCCGCACTTGTGATTTACGCGCTGGGCAAAAACCCAAAGAAGGCTGAGGAACTCGGCTCAATTACAGACCCTGTGAAATTTGCTTTCGCGGTTTCGAAACTGGAGACGCAATTGAAAGTCAGTAACCGCAAATCACCGCCACCACCTGAAGGCACTGTTCGTGGAACAGGCGCTGTCTCGGGTTCGGTGGGTAATCAATTGGAACGCCTGCGCGCAGAGGCTGAAAAGACCGGAGACCTTTCAAAGGTGATGGCATTCAAGCGACAAATGCGCGAGGCAGCAAAATAGGAACTTGAGAAATGACTAACTCATTTAGTAAGGAAGAGCGGGTCGCTTTTGAGGAAATCCTTGAAGGCTTCAATGACGCTCTTGTTCTAAGCCGCAACGTTGCGACCTATAACACCGATTCCACAATGATGGAGCGGACCGGCAACATCATCTGGCGTCCACAGCCTTATATCGCCCAGTCTTTCACTGGCACCGATATGACGTCGAACTTCAAGGACTTCACGCAGCTTGCCGTTCCTTCGACGCTGGGCTTCAACAAGTCGGTTCCGTTCATCCTGACCGCTACCGAATTGCGTGACGCTCTGCAAGAGAAGCGTTTGGGCGATGCTGCCAAGCAAAAGCTGGCGTCTGATATCAACGTTGCGATTATGAACGTCGCTTCGCTGCAAGGCACTCTGGTCGTTAAGCGCACCGCCGCAGCCTCTGGCTTTGATGACGTCGCACAGTGCGAAGCCATCATGAACGAAGGCGGCGTCCCCGGTTATGATCGTTATCTCGCGCTGTCTACTCGCGATTATAACGGCATGGCTTCGAACCTTCAGGTTGCCACACGTTCGTTCGGCAATCCGAAGTCCAACGCTGCCTATGAGCGGGCTTACGTCGGTCCTGTCGCATCGTTTGACACCTTCAAGCTCGACTATGCAAACCGTATCGGTGCTGCCGCTGGTAGTGCGATCACAATTGATACCCGCGACGCTGCCGTTAATTATTACATCCCCAAGGCGACCTCTACCGCTTCGACGGGCGAAGTGGCGAACGTTGACAACCGTTACCAGACCGTCACCGTTTCCTCGACCACCGGCGTTGTGGCTGGCGACTGCTTCACCATCGCAACCTTGAACAACGTTCATGCGATCACGAAGGCCAGCACCGGCCAGCTCAAGACCTTCCGTGTTATCTCGGTTGCGACTTCTACCACAATGGTGATTTCGCCTCCCATGATCACCAACCAGGTGGCGTCTGACGCAGCGGCTGAGTACCAGAACTGCACCATCGGAACGAAGTCGGCCACGTCGGCCATTGTATTCTTGAACACCGTTGCTGGCTACGCCAACCCCTTCTGGCAGAAGGACAGCTTGGAAATCCTCCCAGGCCGTTACGCAGTGCCTACCGACGCAGGCGCGGCTGTCATGCGGGCTTCGACTGATCAGGGCATCGAACTGGTCATGCAGAAGCAGTATGATATCAACACCATGAAGACCAAGTATCGCCTTGATACCTTGTTCGGTGTTGTGAATAAGCAGCCCGAAATGTCCGGGATCATCTTGTTCTCGCAGACCTAAAATAACAGGGGAGGGCTTCGGCTCTCCCCGATCTTTTGTTTCTCACGGAGAATAAAATCATGAGCTATAACGTAATTTTTACTCAAGGTACCGCGACCGTCGCCGTCCCGGCAGGCGAGAAAATCGCTGTTCAATCCGTCTCGCCAGCTTCTGTGTTTCAAGAAATTGGTTTCCCAAACTATCCTGCTGCTCGGAATTTGTTGACCACGGTTAATAACACCACCTATGTGTCAGCCGCGTTCGCCAATGGCGCCAATGTGACTATCGAAGCTGGTGCATCGGGCGCTTATTACGCAATCGGTGTTGCTCCTGACATTAGCAACAATGGCAACTGGCAGCCTCAAGGTGCGCCTGCTGACATTACAGATGGCGGCTCAATGATTGCCACAGCAGCCAATGTGCTGACTGGCATCGTGACGGCAACCCCAACCACAACCCGCAGCATTCAGCTGCCAACAGGTGCAAACCTTGACTTGGCAAGCGAGTGGGCGATTGGTGATTCGTTTGACTTTAGCGTTATCACTCTGGCTGCGTTTGCCTTGACCATCACGGTCAACACAGGCGTCACCATTGTGGGTTCTGCTGCAACTGCTGCAACGTCTGGTGCTTCTGCACGTTTCCGCGTTCGGAAAACTGCCGCTGATACCTTTGTTGTTTATCGCATCAGTTAATCAACAGAGCAGGCCAGCAGAAATGTTGGCCTGCTTAACTTGTTTGAGGTGTTAGACATGCCCATGAAAAAGGGTTATTCTGCCAAGACGATCAGCGCGAATATTAAGCGTGAAATGTCACATGATAAGCCTCAAAAGCAAGCTGTAGCCATTGCGCTCAGTGTCGCCAAAAAGGCCAAGGCTAAGGCCAAGAAATGAGCTATACCAAGCGGCAATTCGTCGAAGCGGCCCTAGAGGAAATCGGTCTAGCCGATTACGTCTTTGACCTGTCACCGGAGCAACTGCAAAGCGCAGTGCGCCGTATGGACGCGATGATGGCCGCTTGGAACGCTGCTGGGATTCGTCTGGGTTATCCGTTGACGTCCAATCCAGACAACACGGATCTTGACACGGTTACGGCGGTTCCTGATTCCGCCAATGAAGCGATCATCCTAAACCTGGCTCTGCGGCTGTCGCCCAGTTATGGTAAGGCGATTGCATTACCCACGTCCGCTGCGGCTCGCATGGCTTACAATACCTTGCTGTCACGCGCTGCAATGCCTGCCGAAATGCAATTTCCACAGACGCTGCCGGTTGGTGCTGGTCAGAAGTCTTGGAACATTGATTGGCCGTTTTTCCAGCCTCCGAGCGAGCCGCTATTGGCTGGCGAAGATGGCGAGATTGTTTTTGAGTAGGATCGTAAATGCCGACAATCTCACAACTCACAGCGGTTTCGTCGGTCACTGATACAGATCAGGTGCCGGTTTACTCGACCGATAACGGCGACGCTCGCAAGGCTTCGCTGTCGGTTTTTAAAACGTATATCCTGACCGACGCGGATTTTACCGACGCGACGTTTACGAACGCTGTTCTGATCACGCCTGATATCGGAACTCCATCGGCGGGGAATCTGATTAACTGTATCGGTCTGCCGCTAACGACGGGCGTCACCGGCGTTCTGGCGCTGGCTAACGGCGGATCTGGCGCGAGCACGGCTAACAACGCGCTGACGAATTTCGGCGGAACGACGGTTGGTAAAGCTGT